ATGTTAAGTGATACTAAAATCAAGCAATTAAAAGCCAAAGATAAAATGTATAGAGTCGCAGACCACTCAGGTTTGTGCTTGGAAGTGCGTACTAATGGCTCTAAATTGTGGCGTTATAGATTTCGATTTCTTGGCAAGGCTTCAATGTTGAGTTTAGGGGAATACCCTGTTGTAACTCTTGCTCAAGCTAGACAAAAAGTAAATGAACAAAAAGCTTTGCTTGATAAAAATATTGATCCTTCAAAATATAAACTAGAAGAAAAAGAAAGAGCCAAACTTGCTGCTGAATCAACCTTTAAAGAAATTGCATTAGAGTGGTATAGCACTAAAGAAAGTAAACGATCAGAGTCATTTAGACGCGATGTAGAAAAAGCTTTTGAAAGGGACCTATTCCCTGCTTTTGGACATAAAAGCATTCGATCTATTTCGCCTTATGATGTCCTGAAAATGCAAAAGGACACTATCGCGCGTATAAGCAAACAGATGAATCATGGCACGGGTGAAACAACTGCAATTAGAAATAGACAGTATGTGAACTCTATATTTAATTACGCTATAGCTAATTTAAGATGTGAAGAAAATCCTGCAATTTCTCTAGGGCAAACTGTCGAAAAACCACCAAAACAAACAGCACAACCTTTATCTATAGAGGATCGTGCAAAGTTTAATGCCGCACTCTCTAAATCTAAAAGCACAGAGATGGTTAAAAACTCAATTCGATTACTTATGTACTCAATGTTGAGATCCATTGAAATCTGTCGCTTAAAATGGGAATGGGTAGATTTTGAAAAAGAATTAATAGTTATCCCACCAGCATCTAGAGATCAACTTCTTGCAGGTGAGCGAAATATTAAGATGAACCGTCAGCACTTGGTTCCCTTAAGTAGACAGATGGTTGAAATCCTTAAAAACCAAAAAATTCAATCTAATGATGAATATGTGTTTTGTTCGGTTTTTAATAAGTCTAAAGTAATGAACAAAAGTACAATTAATCAGGCCTTAAAAACAATGGGCTTGAATTGCACAGCTCACGACTTCCGCGCCACAGCATCCACTATTTTGCATGAAAAAAATTACAGTTCAGAATGGATTGAAATGCAACTTGCTCATGTCGATAAAAACATTGTACGTGGTACTTATAATCATGCTCAAAACTTAGATGAAAGAAGAAAAATGATTCAAGATTGGGCGAATATTGTAGATAGTTGGAAAGATTTAAAATGAAAGACTGGCTCTACTTCTACATTAAGCAAACGCTACAAATTGGTGCACCTTTCTACAAATATAAAGGCTATGGTATTTATACACAGCATTCAGTTTTTCATGTCGAGAATAAGAAATGTGCTCAAACTACGAAATTCCAACCCGAAGCGCCCTTGCTTTGCTTGATGTCGAAGTTGATCAGTTAGATCTAGAGTTAAAGCCACACGTTTATCCCGGTTATCATGCGCCAATTATCATGAAAAACTTTGATTTGGACTTTGGTAAATTTGGGCTTTTGCCTGCCTGGGCAAAGGATTTCAAATTCAGTTCTTATACTTATAATGCACGAACTGAGACTGTCGCAGAGAAACCGAGTTTTCGTCATGCATGGAAGTACAGTAAATTTTGTCTAGTACCAGTGCAAGAGTTCTATGAGCCAAAATATATTGATGGTAAACCACATTGGTACACAATCAAGCGAGCAGATGATCAGCCATTTACAGTCGCTGCGATTTATGATGATGCAGTAATCAAAGACTCAAAAGTCAGATCATTTTCAATGCTTACGATCAATTCAGACAACCACCCTTTTATGAAGCAATTTCATGCACCAAATGATGAGAAAAGATCGATCATTGTAATTCCAGAAGAATATAGAAAAGACTGGTTGAATGTTGATAAAGAAAATGCACATGAATATTTCTTTGAAATGCGTGACGAGTTTGTGACTTTTCCGCGTGACGAAGAAAAACAAAACGTCTTATTCTGACGCACCATTGTTTATCCACAATTTATAAATTTGAATTTAAATTATAAGAAAATTATCATGAATTTGATTGTGTAACGATATCAAGTTTATGAAGGAAAGGATTATCGCGCTCATCGACATTAATAATTGCTATGTGTCGTGTGAGCGCCTGTTTCAGCCTAAGTTGAATGGAAAGGCTGTAATAGTGTTGTCCAATAATGATGGCTGTGCTGTGGCTAGAAGTCAGGAAGCCAAGGATCTTGGTATAAAAATGGGTGTTCCCCTATTTCAAATCAAAGATATTGTTGAAAAGCATAATGTAGTGGTTCTATCCAGCAACTATGCTGTCTATGAAGAAATGTCACATAGATTCACAGCGACAATAAAATCATTTGTCAGTGAAAAAGATGTTGAAGTTTATTCTATCGATGAAACGTTTGTTGAGCTTACAAGCTATGCAAATCAAGATTTAAATGAACTTACGGGAAAGATTAAAGATGCCTTGCTTAAATGGCTTGGCTTGCCTGTATGTATTGGTATTGGCAGGTCAAAAACAGAAGCAAAGATGGCAAATCATATTGCTAAGAAGAATAAGCACTTCAACGGTATTTGCAACCTAGTAGAAATGGACCCATGTTCTAAAGAAGCATTATTTCAAGCAATCGATGTGGGTGAGATTTGGGGTGTTGGTCGCAAGCATTGTAAAAAGCTTCATTCATTAAATATCAAGACTGTTTTTGATTTAGCTATCGCAGATCCAGCGTTTATTCAGAGTCAGTTTTCAGTGGTAATTAAAAGAACTGTTTTAGAGCTTCAAGGCACAGCATGTATCGAATTAGAAGAAGTTGCACCGGATAAGAAGCAGATAGTATCTTCTAGATCGTTCGGGCAACGTGTCTCAGATAAAGACGCCCTATCTGAAGCAATGAGTTGCTATATACAAGCTGCGGTGAAAAAGTTAAGACGACAAAATGGATTGACCGGGTGTGTTATTGCATTTGCTCATTCAAACCCTTTTGACACTAAAAAGCCATTTTACAAAGCGAGTGTGAGTGTTTCTTTTCCTGAACCAACGGATAGTTCAGCTGTAATAATTAAGAATATTCTTCGGCAAATGGATCGAGTTTATAAAGAAGGTGTGGATTTCAAAAAGTGTGGTGTGATTCTGACTTGCATTGAATCTAAATCGAGATATGTGCCTGATCTACTTGCGGATTATGAAGCCATTCAAAAGAATGACAATCTTCAAGCCGTTTTAGAACAAGTTAATGATAAATTTAGTAAAAAATTGGCAATTGGGCCATGTCTGTTGAAAGACAGAAAATGGAGCATGAGTCGAGGGAAATTGACGCAGAATTATTTTAGTTTTGAGGGATTGTTGACTGTAAGTGATTAATTGTTAATAATAAGTTACTTTTAAATCTTAGACTTATGGAATTATATGAAAAATAATATTCAAACAATAATAACATTTAATATGGTGATTATTATAGTTGGCATTTTTATTTTTATTAATTCTTTTCAACTATCAGCAATTATATTCCCTTATTTGGATTATACAGAATTTCTATTTTCATTCTTTAGTCTTGTTATGATTGTATTACCAACTGCAAATACAATTATAATCTTTCTAACAAAATATACTAAAAACTTAACCTCAATTGATGAAAAAAGTGAAAATAAATTTTTGGAATTTAAGCCACTAGATTTTCCTATAATACCTTTTATTAAAATTAATAATTTAAAGGAAAAAAATACCACCAAAAATTTCAATGATTATTTTACACATATAATTAATCACTTAGAATCAAAATCATCTGATGCCGATAAAAAAGCATCGATATTACTTGATAATGGAAAGTTTTATTCAATGATAGGAATTTTTTATTTTATAATTTCAATTGTAGGATGGCAATATTATTTAAATAAAGTTGGATTTGAGACACATCATATTTATGGAATTGTTTCATCATCTTTAGTTTTTATTTTTATTGAGTTTTTAAGTGCCTGGTATTTACGTCAATATAAAAGTTTTTCTGACACATCAACATATTTAACTAAGATAAAATCAATATTTGATAAGTATATGCTAATTTATCTTATTTCAAAAGAAAGTGAAAACCAAGACTTTACAACACTTTTAGAGCAGTTGGCTTCCGAAATAAAATGGCCAGAAACCTATCTGCTCAAAAATGCTGACCTAAGTTTTGCTAAAGAAGCTATGGAAACTATGACAACAATGGCAAAAGCATTTAAAAAAGAAATTAAAAACTAGAGATTAAAATCGAAAAATAGAAAACTTTTAAGTTACTTTTTTCAATTGAGCAAACCAAAACAAACAATCAATAAAAAAGCGAGAAGCCCGATTAAGATTTCTCGCTATTTTGAAATAATTAGGAATAGTGTCATTTTAAAAATAACTCCATTTCAGCCTTACGTCGTTTCACCAGCCCAGCTAAAACTCGACCGCCTCCGCGGTTCCATCGATCAAATTGAGCTGCAGCGCCTTTATAATCTTTAGCATTTAACTTTTTGAGTAGTGTTGAGTCTTTAAATGCACCAGTGCCAATGTTGTAAGTCAATGATACCAAAGCATCGAACTGATTTTGGTTTAATGGAACTTTAACCGAAGTATTTACAGCAGATTCAAATTTCTTTAAATCTTGTGCCATGTATGACTTAGCTTGTTCATTAGTACAAGTATCACCTTTCTTAACTTTGACACCATTAATTACTGTGGTTCCATAACCTATGGTCCATATACCTACGCCATCATCATATGCTTTGAGCTCAAGACCCTCAAAGCCACAAATCAAATTTATTCCATTTGCACTTATTTTCATTATGCACCCCACTTTCTTGCGTTTTTCTTGAGATATTCTTCAATGAATGTGGAACCCAAAATACCTAAAGCACTCCCAATACCAACTAATGCTAATGGTGAGATTTCGGGAATCTGAAGTAAGACCAAACCAGCCACCAATGAAGATGCAGATCCTAAAATGGTTCGCCCAATAATTACTCGGAAAGTGAGTTTTTCAGGTGAAACTAGAAGCTTACTCATACCGATCAGCCCTCCAATTACAATTAAAGTCAGTAATGTTTTTTCATGCTCTTGCATGTAACCCCCTATTTTTGGCAATAAAAAAGCCCTAAGCTATTGAAGCACAGGGCTTGTTATGGTTTTAGGTTTTTATTTATTCAAAGACACTTGTTAGCATCTTGCCATAGATTGAATATTCATATGGCCCCGGATGATTGAATAGGTTTTGTGAACATAAGTGCTTAAAGTTAAGTCCAATACCACCATAATGTGCATCGTCAACATACCAGTCAATTGGACAATAAGCGGCACCAGAATCAAGCGCAGCAGCATAAACATATCGATTGATCTTGCGCCAGTCTTCACCTTGGTAAATACCATATGGTAAAGTTGGTGTTCGCACGACAGGCATTAAAACAACATCACTACCAGCATTTTTGAATGTATTAACAATCTTTACAAGGTTTGAATAGAGAACTGAACTTCCTGCGTCATTCATACCAAAACCTACGACAACTAGGTCCGGATGATAAGAAAGCGGGTATTGCAATCGTGAGTCTCTTGCTCCATCAGTTGAGTCTGTGCCAGCAACTGCAAAGTTATAGTAGTTCACAGTATTGGCATAGATGTTTTCAAGATAAGCCTTTAATGTCCAGTTCCAACCTACATGAATACGACCACCTATTCCACTGTCATAAAGATAAGTAGGAATTCTATCGCGCAAATCCTGCGGAAATGAAGCAAAAAAACCATAGTAATCATGGTTTTCATTAGGAATATCTTCTGTGTGAAAACCGCCCATTGCAGTGATTGAATCACCATATCCAATAAGGTTGATATTCTGGCCCTTTTCTAGTTTGGCTTGAACTCGTCTTAAACATGACTGATTGTGAAGCTTAAGTGCATCATAATCATTACCTAACAAATAAGGTTTGCCACCACAAGAGATGTACTTATCAAGCGGAACCACTTCTGCTTTAGTGCCAGTAACTAAAACTCGGCATAATGCTCGATTAGGTACAGCAGCTTCAACCATCCATTCACCCGGATCAAAGATACGTTCTGTACCCTTCACCATCGTCACATTTAAGGTAAATGGATTGATTTGAATAATGTCATAACGCTCTTTTGCATATGTGAATGAAACAGAGACATTATATGTGGTTGAAGTCAGGCCTATTAATTTGCCCCCATAAGCATCTACTTCATAGTGAACCCCTTCCGTCAATACTGTGCTATTAGCTGTATTGGTAACAACAACATTACTTAGATTTCTATAGCCTAGCCATGGATTTACATTTGAAATCCAGTTTTTGGCATCAGACTTGTTTAATGTGCTGCTTACAATAGTGCTTCCGATTGTAGAAGGATCATGTGTAAATGAAGCTGAAATTGTAGTTTTAGTGCTTGCCTGAACAATCACCGTTCCATCTAGACTGACATTAAGATTATTTACTTCACTCTTGAGAATCGGCTGGAATATTGGTGTGCCCACTTCTTTGTCAGAGACTACAGATGATTCAAGGTCTTTGATCTCCTGCTTCATCTCATTAAGTACAGTATTAACACCACGCTTATCTACATAGTACAGAATAAATGGATAAGTTACGTCAGTTGATAAATATGCAGGATCTTTGTTGTCAATAAGCCAAACACCACGATCAACACGCGTCATCGATGAAATATCGCTTCGAGCTGCTGAGCCAAGTGTTGCTATTGATCCATCAGCTTTTTCCGCAATAACAAGAATCATCACAAAGTGACTAGTAGGCACTAATGTTTCATCAAACTCGAAATCAATTAAGTGCTCATTTTCATTTGCTTCATACTTGCCAGCTACATCTACATAAGACTTATAGATCTCTCGGTCATAAATACTGGCACCAATCCAAGTGATTTCAGAAGCAATTGAGGTTGGTCGGGCAATGATTTGATAACGTAGTTTTGCAACATCAGATAAATTGGCAAACCACATGCTAATTTTATTAAACTTCTGGTTAGCAAAGGTTGAAAACCCCTTACCAAAACATGTCCAATTTCTTGATGTGGAGTGGTAGAACAAAATGCCTGAGCTGAATGATTCACTTAACTTAGTTGCTTTGTAATCAACAGTTTCGTATTCAGTTAAATGCTTGTCATCGAATCCACATGTATAAGCAATTCTACGATCGCCGAGTTGCGCAAGCCCCCAACCAGAAGTCTGATTTTTATAGAAACCTCCCAATGAGTTGGTTAAGCCTGGATCTGGTGGTGTAATTGTTTTAGTCGCAATACCAAAGATATCAGTAGAAGTTACTTCAAATAAAATTCGCTTCTTATCTGAAAAAACAAGTTCAGGATATTCAAATCGGATCTTTGTTCTAATTAGATTACTATCAATGAGATTATAACCAACTAGGTTGTGTACAGTTTCCGAGAAACTATAGAGCAATTCATCAGTTGAAGCCCCTGGTAAAACTCCAGATCCATCAACAGATCGCTCATATACTTTAAAATTTAAAACAGTGCTTGTTTTTAGGTTAGTAAGCAGAAAATCAATGTAATTTACTACCGTATTTTCTAAATCAACACCAACTGCGTATCCAACACCATTACTGGAAATAGAAATTTCAGAATCTGGTAGCTGAGATGCTTTTACTCCGCTTTCTACTGAGGCAAGGACATTTACCTTTCTTGTTGCATCATCATCTGCTAAAGCAAGAACACTTTTCCCTTCATCTTTCCAAGAAGAAGTTGCTGCAATCCAAAGATAATTTTTCTTTGTATCGAAAGCATATGCTTGTTGAGGATCTGTTTCAGTAGGCGTGAATGCTAAAAGTTGCGCTTCAGTATCAAAGTACTTGATTGAATTTACACTCGTAGTAATTCTAACTTCTAAATTTTGTTCAGCCGCTATTGCCCGATTTTTTTCTGCATCAATATTTGTTTGTAAGGCTCCTTCCGCATTAGTTGCTCTAGATGATTCAGTTTGAACAATCGTTTGAACCGTAGAGAGGCTAGAAAATTGCACAGAATTGTTATCAGCCAAGATCTTTGATTGATTTTTATTTTTAATTAATACTGAACAATTTGCTTGTTCAATATAAATTTTAGAAATAACCCCACCATTAACCACATAACCGTTTTTTGTGCGTATTGGTTGTGTTATTAGCTTTGTTTTGGCTTCATCCCAAAACGCATTAATTGGAAATAATACTGGGTCTTTATCCTTCTCACCAATAAAAACAAAGCCCTCATTTAGAGGGCTTCCATCGATATCAGTGAAAGGTAAATGTGGGCTTAATACTAAATTACTCATGTATATATTCCTATGCTGAAATTACATTAGGTTTGCGAAGTTCCAGCCAAATTAATCCAGTCTTATCACCATTTACCCTATATTCGGCTTCTGGTGGTACTGATGTTGAAATCGTTTTTTCTTGCGAATACTGTTGCGCATTGGTTGCTCTTGCAGTTGTTATGCTATTTGGTTGAATAACATCAATAGAGACAATTTTAGTAGGATCAGTATTGCTACCCGACATAATGATAGATATATCAATGTACTGTTTAGTATCATTTTTATACTTGGTGGCTGTATTTCGTTCAGCTGTTACATCCTGCCATTTTCGACCAAACAAATATTCATCAAGGATAGCTTTCATCTTTTTAGGGGTAATGAAAGTTGTGTCGTCACTCAAAGCTTTCGCAATATCTTCAGTTGCAACTTTGGCTGTACCTTGAATTTCCTCAGTAGCTTGCTTAGTTTTATCGTCTACCTCAGTTTTTGAATAAACTTCAAGATTGGATCGAGCTTGCTCTTTATTGTTCAGATCTTCAAGGTTTTCAGATATGCGCAAAGTATTTGAATTGATTTCGGCTTGTGACTTTCCACTTTCAGTATCGATTACAGCATCAGTAGTCACGCCGGGATTTAGATTCACACTAGCTGAGTTCCAAACAGTTTCTTTTCTTTTGTTTAGCACAAGAATTGAAATAATAGGTTCAGCACAAAACAATTGTCTTGCAGCGCCATTTTTTACAATATATCCATTTCTTGTCCGAGCTGGATTCTCAGCAGGCATGGTTAATTCAGCATCGTAAAAAATAGCAATTGGGTTGTTAATGGGATTTGAATTGACACCACCGATAAAAATAAACCCCGCATCTAGCGAGGTTCCATCTGTATCATTGTAAACAGGAAAAGGGGTTGAGACTCTATTGCTCATTAAGTTGTCCTCTGAGGATTGAGAGCTTTTTGCACTCTTGCACGCACTTTGTTGTCCTTGATGTGTTTTGTTGCTAAACGAAGCGCTGACGCCACTGGTGCTGGAAATCCTGACATTCCTGACAATGCAATATCCATAGCTGCTGTAAGTGTTGCCGCAGTATTGCTGTGATTAATTGCTGCAGACGCAGGAACAGTAAACAGGGTCTTAGATATTTCATTTACTGCCCGTAGTTTTTCAGCGCCTTGCTTGCCAAAAATAAAATCCAATTTACCGCTTTTATCCAGTTTATTAATTGCTGTATTCAAAGCTGCTGGACTTATCATTTGATTTCCACGTGCATCAGGCGCCACGCCTTTTGTTGCTTCCAATTTAATTTCTTGAAGTGTTTGCCCCTGAATATCACGCCAAGCTTGCTTACCTTCTTCGCCGGAAGTTAAAAGAGCGCGTTTAGCAAACCTCATGTCATCAAGTGAACCATCATGAATAATTCGCTTCTGTACATCTTCAAGCGCAACTTTCCTGTCACTACTACCAGTTTTATTGGTTGTAAGGTCCTTAATGATTGCGCGATTTTCCCAGTGATCAGCCATTCGCTTTCTCTCAACACGAGCAGCTCGATAAAGTGGTCCAGCAACAGGCTCAACATGTTGGTCAATCAAACTTTTCAGTATTGCGGTTTGACGTACATTGGTAGGCTCAAGATTTGTGTTTTGATTAATCTCTGATCTCCATTTCTCCATTTGTTGAACTGTAGGGCTAGCAGGAATTAAATCTCCATTGCTATCCTTATTCGCAATTCCTAATTTAGTAGCTATGGATTTTGCATCAGAAATAATAGGGGTAGATTTTAGATCAGGTTGAGAGTTTAAATAATCAAGAACCGTTAGAGAGTCATTGCCATTTCTAACCGGCTGGGTAAGATCAACTGGTAATTGAGCTTCATTTGATTTGTCAGCTTTAGCATATGCAACACGGACACGATTCTTATCAGCTTTCATTTGTTTTTGAAGCGCACTATCAACAGATAATCCGACTTCGCGCATATTGGTTGCTTGCGCACCTGTATCATCAATAAAAGCTTCTAAATTTTGCTGCATAACCTCATGCTGCTCTTCATAACGCTGGCGAAGTGGTGTACCAAGATTGGAATTCTTAGCGGTTTCAGTTTCAAATTTTAATTGACCAGGATCACGAGTTAATTGACCTTGAGTTAATTGAGGTGGGTAAGGCAGATCTTGAGCTAAAGCATCACGAATAGTGGCTTGGTCAACTTGAGCCGCACCAACGTTTGCTGGTGCTGGGTTAGTGCCAGTATCGCGATTCAAACCTACTGCATCCTTAAGACCATCCACACCTGATCTAATGGCATTAGTAGTGGCTTGAATGGGTCTTTGGACGGCTTGACTTGTAGCCTGTGCTAAATCTCTAGCAGCACCTGAAACAACAGGAATAGAAGCCCCGCCTAGAGTGCTAGCTGCTACACCAATACCTCCCATTACTGGTGGTAAAGTATCCAAACCAACATCCTGAATAAACTCACCAATACCTTGCACATTTTCCTGACCTGCTGCAGTTCTTGGTTCATAAGTTAATGCATGAGCAGCAGTATTAGCAGTATTCAAAATATTTTGTGCACCTTGAGGCGTTCCAAAATTACCATCAATTACAGCCTGCGCAGCGCCCTTAATAGTCCCAAGAGTTTGACCAATTGGCGCACCAATCAATCCGCTACCTACTGTTGCAGCAGCTTCGAGCCCACCAGAAATTTTCTGCCCTAATGATGCTTCAGGTTTTGGTTGTTGAGGTTGTACTGGTTGTTCAGGAACAAAATTACCATTCGCATCAAAATCAGGGAGACCTTGGGGTTGAGTTGTGGAATCTTGAATTTTTCCGTCTTCGCGAGCTTTTTGGTAGGCTGCAATGATTTTCTTCGAACGATCTGCATCAGCATTTGGTTTTGGTTGATTTGCCTTTTGCCGCTCTGCTTGCTGTTTGCGATATTCATCTACAATGCTTTTAGATTGGTTTTGGTATTGATCTCGTGCTGAATTAGCAGGTTGATCTTGAAAATTACGACCACCCATTGCCGAGAGTACGCGCTGACGATACGCCTTATTAACTGGTCCCCAATTTGTACGGTCAGTACCACCATGATACTCGCCAATTGCTGCTTCTACATTCCCATTATTTCGGTCAAGTGCTTCTTTAAGTAAATATCCAGCTGCCAATGCTGAGTTCTTATCGCTTTCATAGGCATCCACTTTGTATTTTTTCAGAATAGCGTTCCGTGTCTCAGGGATAATCTGAAAAACTGTTTTCGCGCCTGCACTACTTACTTGATCTGCATTAGACTTTTCACCATGAAGCACAATATTTTTAAGCAATCCTTCAGGTAATCCAAGGCGCTTTTCAGTAATGGATGATAAGTTAGACCATTTTGAATCTTTATAGCTATTTGCCATGGCTTTTCCTTAGGTAATAAAAAACCACCTGGAGGTGGTTTTGTTTTGGATTATAGGCTTAACCAAGAATTCACTAGTTTTCTTAGCCTATTTTTTTAAATGAGTTGATTGGCATAGCTGAACAATTACTTAAAGAAAAGTACCCTTAGGTGCTTTATCTTAATCATGTATGTTATTTATTTTGACACTTATCCGCCCCACCAATCTCTCCAGTATCAATGTTTTCTGAGTACTGAATAGGTTTTCCATTAGTATTTAACTTAGATTTACAAATCCAGTCTTCATGTTTACTACAAGCAGTAAGGGTCGAGACAATCAAAATGAAAAATATAAACTTCATTTAAACACCTATCTGTTGTCATCAGTTAAACCACTTTCATTATATGCATCAATCAGCTTGTTAGTTCTGCAACTGAATAGCATAAGAGATTCAGCAATTGTATCAGGAGCAACATACCTAAAATTATAATCCTCTTTGCTACTTGAGGACTTAACAATTCCCTTGGAATTATATTGGGTTAGGGATAAGTACCTATGCTTTTGGTTTCTGCAATCATATTCCATAAGAAACTTAGAATTCATTAAATCCTTGCCATTATATCGCTTAACGGTTTTTATCCAGGCCTGCGCAGTTCCTTTCTGGTTATTTGTTTTAATAGATTTAGAATCAATAAAATATTTTTCATTATCGCTGGATGTTGTTACTAAGGTCCATTCTGCTGAAAATGAAAATGTGCTAAACATTAATAAAGATATAAAAAATAGTTTTTTCATGTATCCCCTCCTTTTTAATAAGGAGGAGAATATCATAATTTTTTATAATCCATTCTCATTAGCGAACAATTGTGCCTCAGCTTCTGAAATTCCCAACTCTTTAGCAGCATCTTTAATGCCCTGCGAATACCCTTGACCTTTTGTTGCGTAAAGCTGAGCTTTGCGGTTGGCGCTTTGAGCAGCCAAGGAAAGTTGCTGAGCAATTTTAGAAAGGTTTTTTTGTACTACTTCTGGACCTTGGTTGATATCTAGTGAAGCAATAGATGAGCGAATTGCGTCACCCTCTCTATCTGTTAGCGCTCCCAATCCTCTCATCTTTTCAACCTGAGCTAAAAATACTTGAGACTTTAGCGACTCAATATCTTTTGCAAAAGTGTTCTCAGATGTGCCAGGCACTTGTCGCACAAGGCGATCCCAGTATGCTCCAGAATTTTCATTTGCTAAATTTGCAAGCCTTGCTGCATTTTTGGATGCCTCTGCTGCTGTCTGTGCAGCATTAGCAAAGTTTTCAACTTTTTCTAAACGCTCAACCCTTTGAATTGACGTTTCATTTTTTGCAGCTCTAAGTTTAGCTGCCGCAATTCTTTCTGTAGAATCTAAGCCAGCAATAAATTGCTGTTGATCTTGACCCAACTTGTCATAATTGTACTGATTGTCATACTCGATTTTAGTACCCTGATTAACTACACCTTGTTTACGATCCTCAGCAGCAAGTGGAATGTCATTAGCTTCTGCATTGATTTTTGCCGTTTCAGCCTTAGTTTTTGCCATTTCTAGCGGTTGCATTTCAAGGGTATTCAGACCATCTGAAACATTTTTAAATTGCTCAGGGTCAACAGTTCGCATTGTCATGCCCAAACGGTCTTTAACCATCTGCGGATTTTGATCAATTTGAGCACGTAGATTTTTAAGATTTAAAGCTTCTTGTTTGTAGCCTGAATTCTCATAAGCGGCTATCTGGGGATCTAAAATCTCCTTAGCTATAGCATTTTGGTTGTTATTTAATGCTGCATAAACTTGAGAAGCAGTGCTAAACATCTGTTTTTTATCACCATCACTTTTAAGTTCCCATGATTTTAAGATGGGCTCTTGAAGTGAGGGGTGTTTCAAAATAATAGTTGAATAGTCATCATAAGATTTATTAGGCATCAGAGAAAAATCATATAAATCTTTCTTCATTTGCTGTTGCTGCATTGCTTCAAGTTGTTTTCTAGCTTCAGCAGCTCTTTGCGCTTTAATAATTTCTGCATTGTTGATAACCTGTTGACCAGATTGAAACCCTTGCATTGCCGCTTGAAATGGGTTTGCTACATCTAACGTGTAATCGATTGGACTAACCATTTTAATCACCAATTTTTACTGGCGTACATACCGCCTATAGTGCCTATTGAGTTTGAAATACCGTTCCACATGTTCGCATTTGCTTGGCCTTGAGCTAAAGCATTGCCAGCTTGAGCAGCTCCAACCTGTTGCATTAAACCTGAAATGTTATTAGCTGATTGCATGCCAGCATTACCAACACCAGCAGCGGCATTTTGACCTAGAGAAGTCAAGCCTCCAAGATTTGTAAATCTCTGACCAATCATTTGGTTAAGTAATTGTGGGCTAAACTGCGATAAAGCTGCTTGAGTATTCCCACCACGCAAACCACCTGTTGCAGATGCATTTTGACGAATTGAATTTTCACCCTGATTTAAATATGTTTGAAACTCAGAACTATTTGAAATGTTGTTGATCGCATTCTGTTGAGCCTCATTACCATTTAACCCTAATAAGTCTTGTTGCCCCATTAGACCTTGTGTGCCTGCATTCACGTAAGGATTCATCAACTCACGGATTGCGTCAAACTGTCGTCTTTGTTCTTCAGTGGCAATTTCGGCAGCACGAACTTGTGCATCCGATGCTTTTCCTGCTGCATTCTTGGATGCATTACTGGACATTACACCACCAATAACTGCACCACCTACTGCTGCTACAGCTCCCCATGACATAATGCTTTCTCCTTACTAGGAAGTGTTTTGAGAAACTCTTGGATCTCGCTTTCAGGAACAATTACCTGTGCTTCAATTTCATCAACATTGGTTAATTCAGTCGGATGAACAGTGACCCATGAGCTGTCTTCATGGAAGTACCCGATTCGCTTAGTGCCTGCATCTGATTTGATAATTAATGGTGCTTGTAAAAATTCAATCCCATTCTCAGTTACTACAGTTAAGCTTCCTTTAAGTAAAATATTCATGTGTTCAGTACGATGCATTTTACTTACAACTATCACTCCTGCTGGCGCATCCATTTGGCGCATGTAGACATTTGGCGCAAAGTGATGAAATATAGGGAGATCAATTTGAGGTAGCTCTCCAACTTGTCTTTGAATTGCTTCCGCACAATCTACATACTTGAGCATTTGCTCATTACTCAACAGCTTTGCTAAAAGCTCTGTATTATCAGGTGGAATAATTTGCATTAAGTAATCTCCCGACCTGAAGCACGAATAGTTAATGCTGATGCAGTATCAACAAGTGTGCTGATAAAGCTACCAGCCTCCAATGAATGACCAACCAACTCAGGGCAAACATAAGTTTCACCTGCACTGATGGCCTTTTCTTTAATCACAAGATTTGAATCTGCCACAGCTCCATCAACCAAAACCAAATTGCAGCTAAACTTTGCGACTGCAGCAGATGTGTTGGTGATTGTGAACTTATCGATTGTCGTAGCAGTTGCAGCAGTAAATTGAGTTGTTTGCGCATTTTCAGCGTATTTTGTAGGAATAATATTCTTTACTTTTACAGCCATTTTAATTGACCTCTAAATATAGATTCATCGGCTCTGTAAGCTGATCTGATGGAAGAATGACGTCTTGTTGCACATGTTCAAAACGAGGACTTAAATCTTCATTTAATGCGCATGAACACACATGTTTTGGTTCAGTGCTAACCAGCTCGGTTATGTGACTTAGAAATTCTATAAGTGCCACTGCCAACAAGGCTTGAGCAGTTGCGTTATCTGCTGTGATTTGTGCAGCTTCAATTGCTTCGCTATTTGGGTCTGTATCAATTGGCAGCATTCGAAATAGATTTTCAAATGCTTTGACAAGGCGCTGATTACCATTACATAAACGCTCAATATCTGGTCGTAAGACCTTGAATTGTTCCTTAGCCATTAAACCCCCAATGGTTCGATCTGAACCTCTAAGCGAGCAACTGTAAGCCTGCTATCCGAAGTGCCTGAGAATTTCTGAATACGCCAGTTATTCATGTAGCCCTGTTGAAGCCATACAAGCCTTTTGTTTAGATCCCCTGATCTCCCTGACTTAATCAATTTTGGGTTAGACCAGTTCACACCATCAAGTGAATATTGAGTGGAAATAGTAGGATCTTTGCTGAATTCAACTCGCCCAGTTAAGCAAGCAAGCTCGACTTGATGAAAAATAGCACCGCGGGATTCGTTATATAGAATTGTGGTCCCAAATTCCCATGAAACAACATCACCCCAGTGATCACCTTTTGAATTAGTGAAAATGCCAAGTTTTGCTTGATTTGGGTGGCCTACAATCCACTTTCCATAACACCAAACAAAGTTTTGAGCTAAATATCGACTCTGCACTAAACCCGATCCCAGAGTGAACCATACAGGTTGTTGTGTAGCTTCTGTTGCTGCTGAATCATAGACAAGTGTTTGATCAGGTAAGTGCAAATAAAGCCAGTTGTGCCCATCAATTAGGCGCGTCTCCATTAAACAATCTGAAAGTGTTTTCTCATCATATTGATGAATGATTTGCTCAATTTCACGAGTAGAGATTTTATTGGTAGATCCGTTTGCAGATATCCACAAAGCTACCGGCTCATTCTTACCACCACCAAGGAATGCAACCGCTTCTGAATATTTGCAACATGTCTTGGTGCCAAGTGAGCCCTTAGTTGCCAAAGCTCCATCAATTCGAGCAAAAGGAAAGTTTTCACCACCAACGTTATCAAAGATTTCAATTGTGTAGCGGTTTAGCGCGTAAACCTCATTGCGAACTTTAATAAGCGCTTTAATTGGGTCAGGATCTGCTTCAGATGAACCGTATTTCAGTGGATTTACTTGAAATGGGTCATTCAATTCAGTAACAATAATGAATTCACCGTCAGTTGTCATGAAATAACCATCAACCCAAGTCACATCTAAAACAATACCTAAGTCGTTATCAGTGATTTGCTTTAATTCCTCACCATCATACAAATACATATGTGGGTATGAATTAATTGCTAAGTGATCAAATGAATAATCAAAATTACACTGACCGTAGCCCAATACATCGCCAATTTCAGTTACAACACCTTTGGCATTAACCTTAATGAGCTTACCACCACAAACACGGTAGCAAACACCTTTCCACTCTATTCCGCCACGATCGATGGCTGATAATTCAGAGAATTGTTCAATCCCTTCTGCAGGTCGTAAGTATCCTTGAGAAATCCCTTGTTCCTTAGGAACTGGAATCATATTGCGAGGATATGATGTGCGAAAATCTGAGTTTTGGTCAGTGTAGATACCACCTAGAATAGGGATTTGCATATTTACCCCACTCGATACCAAGTACCTGATAATTTGTCATATTGAAGTTTGAAAAATGCCGTTGCTGAAATTGCATTAGGTGCACCAATTACAGCAGCCCCATTACCATTTATAGAAAGGTTGGTGATTTGCTGTGAGCAAGAAAATAATATTTGTTGCTGATCAATAACTTCACTATTGTTTGGAAGCGTTAAGGTGCCATTGTTGATTCCTATTGATGGATTTAACAATAGATAAGTTTCTTGCGCATGGTTTTCTACAACAAGATTAAAGTCACCATTAGGATTATAGTATTGTACTAATGGCACACCTTGTGATGGTTGAGTGGGAATAAACTCTTGAATCCAATCTTTTAGTACTTCTTGAGGCAAGGCTCTGAAATCAGTGCAGTTGCCACGGTAAATAACAAATTGATCACCCATCATCAAAGAGTCAGCAGTATTTAATCGTTTAGTCATTAAAGAACTCCACATCTTGATTTGGTGATAAAACGTTATTGTCTTGCTTGTTGATAATAAATTTATCGCAGCGGTGTTTATGCCCCGCACCACTTGGAAGCGCACAGCTATATTTCATCTGTGGTGGGTTTTTAACTGCCATTGTTAGTAAGTCGTTGTAAGCACCTTTTGCAGTAATGCGAATATCGGGTGAGATTTGCTTTCCTAAACCCGGTGCAATTCGAATTGCTAAATTAAATGCAAGCGCATCAATGGCGTAATCAGGTACATTTGTATCTTGATCCACATCACTTGAATTGGCTTCACTTGGCAATGGATAGCCAATTTGAATATTTTTAGAAGACCATCCAGCAACCATTGAATCAAGTTTTCGTCTGGCGCTTTCGACCTGTTCGGGCTGTAAGTCAAAGACATAAGCCGGCAAACCTATTTCTTCATAAGCACGTTCAATAATTTGACGCTTAGTCCATGACATAAGAACCTCAACTTTTTGGTAAATTTTCAGTTAATTCACGCTCATCAAAAGCATTGTGAATATAGACACCATCTTCATAGCTACAATTACAGATGCAATCATGGGTGTAGGTGTGTTTCTTAAGGTCGTTAATGGGAATGACATGGATTAGATTGAGGAAATTTCTCACTTCCCAACACATGACTACTCACCTTCTTCCGGGTAAACCGCAGAAATGACTAGGCCAACAAGAACATCTTTGCCATCACGTGAACCATATTTCACATCTTTGGAATCAAGAATTACTTTAAGTTCTGTTGCATCCATGGCATTGAATTTCAGGATTGAGTTTTCTTTTTGAAGCTCATTTACTTTTACAACGAATTCAGATTGAGCAGTTTGAAGTTGATCTTCATACCATTCATTCTTTTTTAATGCTTCAAGGAGTTCAGTTTTGACTTGGTCTAGTTCTTCATTATTTGGCTCGGTACCAGAAGAATACTTAATATCGTCATCATCAACATTAGGATCCTGAACATGTTCGGGTAGATCTAGAAAGTGCACATATCCTTTTTGTCGAAGTTGCGCTTCTTGTTCCTCACCATGTGCAATCTCATATTCATTATTCTTGGTGTCGCCAATGTATAAGGCGCGAGGATAGCTATTTGACATTTTGATACTCCAAAAATGACGACGCCCGCAATTAGCGGGCATTTGTCGTCATATTGTTATAGTTTAGGTTTGATTAAATAGCTGCACACCAGCCATTTCTGGGTTGAGTAAAGCAGTACCAAAATCAATGTCCCAACGCGCTTTACATGATAGGTCGTTAATGTTCCCTTGGCGGGTATATGTAATACCAATACCTAAATCTGTAGTAGCTCGCATTACTTGCCAGCCATCATCTGCTTCTACAGAGAAAGAACCAGGAATAAGAATCAAACTTTCTTTACGAAAGAATGGGTTTAATGGGGCTGAAACAGTATTTAACCATGTCAAGGCAACAGCATCAGCAGGTGCTGCAGATACATTGGCATATTCTTTAGAGCCAATTGAACCTTCAGCAGCATCGATAATTGCAGGGTAAATACGAATTGTATTAGCTGCTGGTTTATCAACAACACGGAAAGTTTTTAATTGACCTGTGTTTTGTTTAGAGATTAGGTGTAGCTCAAATACACCCGGCAAAGTGAACGCATCACCAACCTTAATGCTTGCATAGCCTGCACCAGCAACCACTAAATCAGTGTAACGGTTATCTTTGTTTTCTTCTAAGCCAGCAGATGTAATGGTTGCTGATGGGATTGTTCGCTGATTGGCACCATTAACTGTAATTGCGCCACCTGCTGCCGCCGCTAGACGAATTTCTTGATCGTTTTTAAATACTTTGAAGCCTGAAACATTGTGACGAATAACAGCTTCCTCATATGCATTACGAGAACGAGCAGTATCTTCAGAACGACCAGCAAGATCACCAGCCATGTCATTCATAGCTGTAGGCGAATAAAACGCTTGACGACCATCCAAAGGAACACCAATACGTGTCATGCGAGAATCAAGATCAGCTACATCTTTATACCCTGTTGGTGCACCTGTGCGTTTAGACACAATAGAACCATAGAGCGCAGCAGTATTGAATAATGCAGCATTAACATCAGAAGAAAGCTTTTGTTTGGCAGCCTTTCCGAATTGCTCCATAGCATAGGCATTACGAAGGTTTTTAGATGATAGCACTTTAGGTACAGATTTATGATACCCAACTGATGCTGGCACATTAAGCTGAGTTAATCCATCAAAGTTTGCGGTTTGATCAAAGCCATCATAAGAAGCTCCAATCATTGGCGCAGGAACCCAGAATTTATCACGTGAATTTACTGCTTCTTGTGCGGTTTGTGGGTCGTAAAGATCAGCGCCTTTAGCTATTACAAGTAAGTCTTCAAAGCCATCAATCACTTTGTCAAACATTACCTGTTCTTGTTTAGTAAAGCTTGTAGCCATATTTATTTACCTTTTGATTTTCTATATTTGATTAATTCAGTACGATCACCTGTTTGATTGGCTTTCTTTTCCAATTCAATTTCACGAGCATCAACAGCCCCACTTAAAGGTGCGGATCCACTAGGTTTTCGTTCAGGATTTGTTTGTGGTTTTCGAGTTTGCACTTTGATTTGAGCATCGATGTTTGCAGCTGCGAATGCGAATTGAATAGGATCTTTAATTCCTGCCAATTCTTTCGCTTTTTCAGGGTTTTTACCTAAGTGGTAAATGATCAGTTCAGGATTTTTAGCCCCATGAATTAAAATGCCTTGCTGGGTTTCATTTAACACATCTCGTGCTAATTCTTCAGCTTCATCAAAGTCTCTCACTTTGGTTTTTACTGCATTCTTTTTAACTTCATAGTTTGACAATTTTTCTTGCCAAGCCTTAGTTGCATTTTCCTGTTCAGCTTGTTTTTTGCGTTCTTGATCATCATGTGAGCGCTTTTGCTCATACCATTCAGCAAGCTTGGTTTCGTATTCCTCTGAATCCCAACCAACACTTTCAAGTGTGGGCTTCTCGCCCAACACCACTTCTTGTGGTTTTTGATTCTGAGATAATTGCGATTCAAGCTCTTTGATTCGTCGCTCACCCTCTTTGGTTTTACGACGAAGATCTTTTACCCATTGTGGCGCTGGCTGACCATTGAATTCATCATCATTTGATTCACTCTTTGGCTCTTCATCACCGTAAGTCACAACAAATTCTTCAACTTCTTGATTTTGTTCCTCAGTATTAGGTTGTGCTGCATCATCTCGATGCTCGCCACCTTCTTCCTGATTACCTAAATCTTTATTTTCAGGATCTAAAGTTTGTTGCTCTTGCTCATAATCAGACATTTTGAACTCCCTCACTCATTTCAGGCTGAGCGGATACCGATGCGGCTTGGTTGATTTGCTGAACCATATCTAATACAGCTTGTTGATCCTCTCGATTCATACGAGCTAATGTCTCTGCGGTTTTCGCTCTCGTTTCTTCCGCTTTGACACTTACTAGAACTGTGTCAGCTTTTGCTTTCTGTGCTTTGGCAGAAGCCTCTTCTGCTGCAGCTTGTAAATACAATGAATTTGGATCAGGTTGTTGGTTTTGCGCTTCGGCTTGAAGTTGCTGCTGCTCTTCTTCAGTTGGCTTGACAACACCTAAGCGTAGTAATTTCTGACGATAATAATCACGCACATCACCAATGCCTTCGCCTTCCATGTTCAACATGATCATAGAGGACAATACTTGCTGGTCGTTTTGATCAGTGACCATTGGAAGCATGGCAGTTAATGCGCGAACTGTTGCAGATCGACGACTTGATGAAGTTGGACCAACATCAACAGCTACATCAAACTTTGCCTTTGACAAGTCATTTGCATATGTTTGCTCACCGTCAATGATTTTTGGTTGAACTAAATCAATGCTGTCAATTTCATCTTGTTCACCAACAGTCTTCATTTTTCGACCATCTTCAACATAGATTTCTGAGGCCATCGAAAGCCAAATTTCACCAGAGCGCTTGATAGCCTTAGCCATGTTTGACACATATATATAAGCTTGCATGCCTAACTGTGTCTGAACCATATCAATAGCTTCTGCACTAATGTTAGAAGCGATTTTTTCGCCCTGTTCTTGATTGCCAAGAAGCTCTTTAATATCAATGTCTGATATTTGCATTAGTGCCGCCATTGCTGGAGGTACTTGTGGTGGCTTGGTATAAGAGATAGGGCCTTGAGCGATCACATTGCCATTTACATCTGTTAATGCATTCGCCAATAAATATGGATTGTTATCTAAATTATCGTTAGCCCACATGTGTTCAAGGCCAGCGACCTGCTCAGGTGCCATGATTGGCTTTTCAACAGCAGATAAAGCACTAATTTCACCCAATTTACTAAGCTGCATATTCTTCAAGCGCTGTGCATCTTTACTTAGGCGTACATGCCCCATGCAACGCTCAATATTGTCAATAAACCAACGCTTACCATAAACAGGAACAATTGGGATGTGTTTTCCTGCGATAATTCCGCAGTCTTCAAGTACCTTACTCCCGGATAAGATGTATTTATGAACTTTGCGCTTTGAGACTGTTTTAATTCTGAACTCTTGAGCGCCAGTAGCATCAAGCTTTACTTTTAGGTCTGGATTTTCTTCCAGTTCCTTTTCACTGTGTCGTTCTTGAGTGCCATCAATCAGCTCAAAAATATGAATCTTTTCTTTCACAGTTTCGATTTTGTAGTATTCGGCTACATAAACCACATCACCCGAACACCAATCAAACTCAGTGTTGTTGATTGACTTGTCCCATGTTGCTGGATCTTCACCATATTCATCTTTGAAAGCATCAACTGTCATTGAAGAAAGTACGAAGCAAAATTTTGCATCCGCTTTGTCTTGTCTTTTTGCATCCAAATCAAAGAAAACGCATGAATCAGCATCGAAAATAGGCTCAATCACGATACGCTGATAGTCATTTTCGTCATCTTCCTCATCTTCGAGACAAGCACGTAAACGCCATGCACCCATGCCACCACCAACAGCCTCTTCAAAGCCATTGTCATAAGCTTCCTCAGCACATGAATCTTGCTCATCTGCACGATAAAGACCATTACAAGTCTCAGCTAGATCATCATTCTTTGATCCATCTTTACTAATGAAATCAACACTAATTCTATTGTTACGATACTCATTAATGATGCGAATAACAGCTAAGTGAATTTTATTGACTTCGAACTTAGGTTTGTTTTCAAACTGTTCACCAAGCTTGCCTTCCCATTGAGCACCCGCAATTGAATAGAAACGACGATCCTCTAAACACTGTTGACGTTCTTCACGTACAGCGCTTTGAATCTTATCGAATTGTGTTTTTGCTTGAGTGAGAATGTTGGCAAGTTGTTCATTTGATTTAGCCACAACTTGACCTCTTAAGTTACCAGCGATGTGCTGTAGGGATTACTGTTACTTTTGGTTTTTTAATAACACCAATCAAATCTCTTGATTGTGCAAACTGTCTAAATGCGTCAGATGCTTCAGAATGCCCATCTGATTTGACTGGCTCACTTGTATATGATTGGGTTTGCTTGTTAAATTTTCTTGTATAGCTTTCCAAGTGAATCAAGCCTTCTTTACAGTTAACCTCATCAAACCAAACATCATTTACTAGTGATTCTCTAGTTTTGGTAATTCCATGAATTAATTCAGTTACACGTGGCACAATTTGAATATTTTGCAAACCTAAGTTTTTGAGCATTTGTTGTGGGGATAAATTAGCACTTTCACCTTGTCTTGCATGAGCACCATCATGTGGTAGGTAGTGCGTACCCCATATCCAGCCACGCTTTTGCATGCGCTCAACAAAATATGCGTAAGGTTCACCCCAACCCTCATCAAATGATATGAATAGATCTTGCATTCTAACTCTTTGATGAAACCAAATTGCTGTACCGTCTGAGTTACCAATATCCCAGAAAGTATTAACTGGCACGCCTTCACGATATGGAACTGAACAAATTCGCCCTTCTTTTCTGATCCGGGTAAATTGTTCTGTGTACCAGCAGCCTTCCTTAGACTTTTTAAAAGCCTCCTTAGGAGTTGATGGGTACTCTTGCCACATCAACTGTGATTCGCCACTAAAATCGGTATCACGAGTTGCACACCACCATGCGCGCTGTTCAATCGAAAGTGTTACACCACACTCTTGCTCAATTGAATCAAAATAGGCGTGATCTTTCTCAGTAATTACAATACCAAATGGATCGAGAGCATACTCTTTTGCCCCAAACCATGGGTAAAAGTGAAACTTATAGTCTTTCTTCGATAAATCCTTATTAGATTCTTTATTCTTACGTGCGGTTTCAGACATATCATAAAACGCACCGCTTTCACCCTCTGCAGTTGATTCAATAACTATGATTCCATTTGGAGATACGGCAGGAATTGAACCTGTTAAAACCTCTTTGGCCTTATCCGGAAATTTTGCACAAATCTTTCCAAACTCAGATACATGCAAGTACTGCAAAGTACCTGAACGCATTGATGTTCCGACTTTGATAGAGCTATTGTTGTGAGCAAACAATAATTCACTTGCACTATCTCGACCTAACGGGAATCTTTCTTTAATCTCAGGAGGTAAATTTTCGTATGCAAACTTAACTTTGTCTCGAAATAGACTTTCTGCTGCCAGTCTATCTTGCGCAATCATCCCTGCGCGCGTATCGCCTTCACCAAACAGACAGCAATCCAAGTAATAGATTGCAATCATTGTTGTAAAGCCAAGCTGACGAGCCTTAAGGATTACATTTCTATAGTGAAGGTTTTCAATGAAGTTGATTTGATGTTCATTTGGTATGAATGGAGCCTTTAACCCCTCTGTTTCTTCATCACCTTTGATTAGAATCTGATATAAAAAACCACTTGTTAGACGCCACCATGGATCAGACAAGTTTTTTTCAAGCTCATCCGAAGTCATGGTTTTATCCTTTAGGTTTTAATGTATTTCCACTTGCTCTAATCAAAAGGTCTTTAAGTGGATCTGATACATCATGTTCAATCTTATCTTTGAATGCGCCTACCGCAACATGCTTACCAATCAGCTCAAGGTTCTTAACTTTGTCAGGCCATTTGATTTTTTTAAGCCAACCTGATTGCTCACGATCTTCTCCGAAGCCCTCAAATTGCTCAATATTTTCTATATTGGAAACATATTGACGCCAAATTAAAGGCCACTCACCAATTGGTTTGAAGTTGTAAGAATCATCCATAATATCTAAAACGTCCATCTGATCTATCTCAACCAAACGTCTTAAAACATAATCCGCATCTACTTGGGTACGCTCCAATCTTTGAGCACTTAAATATGCGACTCGCTCTTGAACTTCATCACGTTCGAATGCTCTCCAAGAAGTACTCTTATCCGCATACCCTGCCAATTCACCTGCCTTGGCAATGTTCAAGCATTTTAAATATTCTTGCGCCAACCGTTCGCGACGGTCATCTTCTAATGGCTCACTCCCTTTCGGAAGCTCAATATCTTCCATAAAGGAATCTCCAATAAAAAACCTCCCGAAGGAGGTTTGTGTTTTAACTACATTATTCTAAGGTTGCTTGTACTTGCTTAATTGTGTCGATCATATTTTGCTTAAACTCACCTTTTTCATGATCAATTAGCGAATTCGTTTGTACATGATTTATTACCGCAACAGCAATTGCAGCTTTTGCTTTAATTAACTCAATTTCTTTTAGTGTTTGCGCTTCAAACTCATCCATTATTTCTTTCTCTATAATTAATTTAGAAACAATAAATTATCAACATATCCAAGTAAGATCAATCACTCAACATACTTCTAATTGTTTTAGACCATTCTTTTAACTGACTAATCTTTCGATCAATAACAATCATTTCATCACGAGTCATAAGGCCGCGAGATAAGCTTTGGTACTTACTGATCTCAGATTCATATCGCTTGAGATTGCTTAGTGCTTCCTGTCTATCCATACATCACCAATCCAACCAAGGATTCAAAGCTCTTGGTTTGTTTTTCTGAAACTTCCAATTTTTGTAGTCTTGGTACCATAAGTGGAAATAAATCAAAACGACACTAATTAGGATGATGATTAAACCAATATGGGTAACATTCAGTTCATTTAAGTTCATCCCACTTTCCTCTAGGCATTAAAAAACCACCGTTGAGGTGGTTTTAGGCTTTTTCATTCTCAATTCTGCATTAAATATATTTCAACTTCTTCTTTTGTGAATTCTATTGGCTCTAATTCGATAACTTTTGATGGTATAAGATTGCCATTTGATCGACCACCTACTGTTGTGTGAGTTTTAGGAACTGGGTAAGAACTACAAGATTTATCTAAATTAAATTTAACTATGGCTTTACGCACATCAGAATGCTCAGCAAATTTAAGAGTATCTCCACTCAATACGCGAATCACATCACACCCCCATAAATGAGTATGAGTTTTCTCATAAAAATCATACCCACCAATCATTAAACTCAAATCTTCTATTAAGTCTCGACCAATAAAAATGATATTAGGTGAATAGGGATATTTATCTAGGTATAAAGCTCTGGCTTGTTCCAGTTTTTCTTTAATATTCATTCTTTATAACTTCTTGGAAAAGTCTGTATATTTTAGCATGAAGAAATAAAAAGGCTATGCAAAGCTTTAAACTTCCACCACCTTCCCACACTTCCGACACTCTCTCACCGTAAAGAAATCTGAATATTCCCAAACGTGTCGGCAGAAGATTTGTTTGATTCGGAGCATGTTGTTCTCCTGAAAAGCAAAAAGCCCACATTTCTGTGAGCTTCATATCTAGTGGATTACCATAACTTCGTCCACTATAACAGAAATATGCCACAATACACCCTGACTTTCAAGCCCCTATGATGCGACTTCTGAATTGATACTTTGTTGCCAATCTAACCAAGCCAAGCATTTTATCTCTAGCGACTGAAAATTCAGATATATCAAGGTGTCTAGCAATGGTTTTCTCTGTCTTAAACTCAACATAAAACATGATTACAACCTTGAGCCATTTCTGAACCTTGTTGTTTTCATTTTTCATTAAACTTAAAAGCATGTCGCTAACAGCATCTGCGTGAGCATCATTGATCTTGCATAGTGGCGCAACTCTCTCTCGCTTATCAACACACACGCCATTCGCTGTATCAATTAGATGACCTAAGACACTCGAAGCACCTAAGCTCACATAGTTTTCATCAAGCAGTAGCCAAGAACCATATTGCTCTAAGTGCCACTCAATTGGATTTTCTGCCCAGTTAATTGCAACTGAGAAATGTTTTCTATTTGCTACTGCGTTCATAATTGCCCCTTAAACTTTTAACTTCTTAATCGCTTCTTCAATCCAACCAACGACAATCCCTTTTTTGACCTGTTCTGTAGTACCTCGAATCACTACCCAGCCAAGGATTGCCGCTGCACTGTATTTCTCACAATCTGCTGAATAACCTTTGCCTCTTGTGTGACGACCACCTGAAAACACACCTCCCTCAACTTCGACTAGGATCGGATAACCTTCAATACGAAAATCAGCTTTCCACTTCCGCTCAGGATGAAACTTAAACTCTTGCACATATTCGATTTTCAAAGTGTCAAGGTGACGGCATAAAAGCCGTTCACCTAATGATGGTTCATGTTTTTGTCTTGGCTTGAGAACTGATCTCGCAACAGTCTTAGATTGTGTTTGCCACCCTTTAGGAATTTGCATTGTTAGCCCTCATTACCTCTAACTCATCAGCGCAACTCAAAAGAGCTTCACGCACGTGCTTGTCGTCCACATTGCAAAGCTCTTTTGCTTGGTTTCTCCATATCATGATTAGAGTTTCAATCCGCTTGTCTTTCTCTTCAATCTCAGCTTTTAGGATCAGGTTTTCTTCAAACTTTTTAATTTCGCGACCATGAATTTTCTTATTCTCACATTTGAGTTGTTCAACCTCAGCCTGTCGGGATTTCCAGCACTGATACCAAATAACCCATTTATTATTAAACTCAACAAGATATTCAGCTTCGACCTTTGAATTTAAAGCCTCATATAAGCCAAATTCACCAATCTCACTTTTAAAAACAACGTCAGCTTTAAAAATTCCAATCCAAAACCTATTTTTCTCAAACGCTTCTCTGCACTTATCCATGACGTTCTGCCTCCAAATCCTTGACAATCGTACTCGGGCTAACGTGATTGCGAATGTCTGTGATGTGGTCTGTGTTGTCATCAATGCGGTGACCTGCTTTGATTTCTTCAAGGGTTGCGTGTCTGAAATTAATCTTATGCCCAAAAGAATATTTGATTGAATCCCTCACAAAAGCTCTAATAAAATCTTCATGAAACATTTGAATTTTAAGAACTCTATTCTGTGAGTGGCTTTGGTTTAAAACCACCAAATCCCCCACCTTAAACTCTGGACTGTCATGTTTTGTCAGGTTGTTTATAGTTGTCATAGTGCCACCTTAAATAACTCTTTTGCTTTCTTGGTAGGTTCATAAAAGATCGTTGTGTTATACCCCTTACGACGCTTGCTTTGGATAAATCCAAGCTCCTCTAAATCTCTTAAATACCGTTGTGCTGTTCTAATCTCTTTATCTAAAACTTTTTCAGTAATGTCATATCTGTTCACTGCACGAGAGTTGAATGTGATGAAAATCAAAACACTCAACATTTGATCAAAGCATTCGGTGATTTTTCTCATACCACCACCTCATATCTGACAAAACATACAAAGTTGTGCTTCATTATTTCTTTGCGATGCACCCTTGCTTGTGAATACTGACTTACCTATTTCCCTTTCAATCTCTCGAACTTTTTTAAGTTGTGATTGACCAAACGAGTCAAATTGAAATGCTTTTTCTTTTGTAGTGTCTCCACCAGCTAAACATGGAAAACAGCCCACTCGATCAAAGCCTTGCGAATACAGTGGATTTACTTTATTGCCAAGGAACTCAAAAACATCTCTCTCTGACCAGTTAATAATTGGCAGTCGCATCATTACACCAAGCTTTTCTAAATACTTTGGGTATTTACTCGGCATAATTTCATGAGGCGCATAAAGCTCGTCATCAATCTTTGAGCCATAACGTTTCTCACGCTGGTGGCTTTCCTGCGAACGTAGCCCATACCAAACCTCAAACCCACATCCTTGCTGTTCAGCTAGTTGCTTATAAAATTCTTTTCCAACATTGATTTTCAGATAATTAGTACAGAAATTAACGTTGTCTGTTGGGAAGCGTCCCCACTTCAAACATTGTTCAATAACACTACCTGCTGTTCTAGTGATAATCTCAACTTCGTAAAGATCACGCATATTCTCGATATGCTCATAAGTCATTGGATGCTCAAATTGAGTATCGCAAAATAACCCAATTACATTTTCTTTTCCGAAATGCTCTATTGCTAATGCGAGACATGTTTGAGAGTCTTTACCGCCAGAAATTGGAACAACGCATTTCACAATTTGTTCTACCCAATCCAAAGTCTTATCATCGTGTAAATCTTTCATACCAGCTCCCCTTGCATCCGTTGATCACCCCAATTGCACTCAACTAGAGTTAAACCGCCCTGTTGGAATCTTGACCACAGACGATCACCTAAATCTTCTTTGAGTTGTTTGAGAGTGAAATTTGATATCAGCATTGTTGATTTCATTGCGTCATAACGAGCGTACAAAACCTTATGAACAAGCTCTTTTCGCTTCTCACGATCATGCAATCCATATTCATCAAGAATGAGTAAATCGTACTGAGTGAACTCATAAATCAATGATTGCTCTGATTGATCTTTAGTGTCTCTATCCCATGCGTTCATGATCTTCTGAGCCATGACTTCACTTGTGATGTAGCGTACGTAAATACCCTTGTTCAGAAGTGTTCTAGCCGTTGCACAACTCAGATGAGTTTTTCCTGTCCCGGTTTTGCCCGACATGATGAAATTGCGCTTATCACCTGCAATCATTAACTTGGCAAAAGCAACACTTTGGGATAAAGCATTATCTTGACCAGGTAATGCTGGATTCACGTTGTAATTTTTAAATCCTGAATCTCTATGACGATCAGGAATCATGGCACCTGCAAAATGATTATCACGAACCATCTTGTGAACCTCTTTGTGATGATCTTGGTTCACTTGATCTACATAGGCTTTGGCACATATTGGGCAAATTTGATTAGGCCCTGCTTGTACCTTTTGAACATTGTGTTCAGCGCAATATGCACTTACTTTTTGAAACTCCATTGAGGTCATAGCGTTCATATGTGCACACTCCACTCATCACACCGAACATTACGACACCCCATAAAGTCACAAGGATTGTCTTGCCAAGAGATACGACCGCATGATGGACAATTAAAACGAGTCATAGGATTGTTAACTCTGCGACGTTGTTTTTTTACAATTTCAGGCATACGCAGCCCAGCGCCTTGAATCATGGTGCGCTTATTTAATTTTATAAAATCAAAGGTACGACGCTTAGCCTTGTCAGCAAGGTTGAAAGGTATAACCACATAACTTGAGTCTAATTTTTTAGCTATTGGATAGCCAAAAACTGATGCACTATCAAAGTCAGTCGATATATTGCATTTATCAGTATTTAACCAATAAACATCATTTCCATCCCACATCCCTTTTTTGAATGCAACGTAGGTATTGTGAATATCAGTGAAAGGCTGGGTTTCGTTTGGAATATATTGATGGTCCACCTTCCAAACAGCCATTGAATCAATGTGATCAGCTGATACAGGGGCTTCATCACCGTAGTCCCACTCCTTTTGAGCTTCTTCAAGTGTGTAAACATGTGCTTGATCTAAGTCGCTTGAATACCCTCTACCTTCATGACGATGAAACACCATATTTGAACCAAGATTCCCATGAGATGAGGGCAGATAAAATCTGTTTTTCATATGAAGTCCTCTGGTATTTCAACGTGCTCTACTTGACCAGTGAATTGTGGAATATCAGCCCATGCATCGTTGACATTCAGATTTGGCTTGGTTGTCTGCTTTGTTGCTCGCTCAGCCTTGTTCAAATGCTTTTCAAATTCTTGAATCAACCATGCAGCAAATTTTCTTGTACGTTGGTTTTCAGTCAAATTGATTTTGTTTTCCCAATGCGCATTGAAATTACCCAAGTGAAAATTGAAATCAGTGAGTGATAAAATCTGATCTGTTTGTTGACTGAATTTTGTTTGAACCAAAATTGTTTTTAAGAAAGTAAGATTTGGTTTCCAAGAATCGTCGAGAATTTCAGGCGAATTTTCTATTGTGTGTGTTTCTTTAATATATTTCTTTAAATCTTTCTTTTGTGTGTCTACTACGTGAACTAGTTGCGGTCTACTAGGTAGACTAGACTGGTCTACTACGTGAACTAGTTCAGTAGGTGAACTAGTCTTCTTAGTGTACTGCTTGCCAAGTAATGAGACTTCATTGATTTGGTATTTATTACCCTTTTTCCCTGTTGCTAAAACCGTGATAACACCATGCTTAATTAGCTCTTTTAAGCCTTTAGAAATTGAAGCGCGAGCAACAACTCTAGCCCCTTCTAATTCAGCATTGCCTTGCAACTGGCTATAGCTCACGAAATCAGAATCTTTTTGAAATCCATTAATACGGTTTTCAAGTTCAAAATAAACATGACGTGCTGCATCACTAAGAAATGGGTAGACCTCCTTTCTGTAAAGCTGGCTTGATTGCACATAGCCTTGTGAGAATTTCTCTGACATAGCTTGTCGCTCTTTTGTTGGAAACCGAACCAACACGCCTTGCGGCTCTGGTGGTTCATGTGCTAAATTTGTTTTCATATTCATTTCCATCTCGTTTTGAATATATGAAGCCTGATCTTGACCATCAGGCTTTTTCTTTGTATCCAAGTTCTTGACCAATACCCAGTTCATCAATTTCGTCCTGAAATAGATCATCAACAGAATCAATTCTGTCCATCCAGCTTTTTGCCATTTCAAGCAATGCGGCTAATCTGGTCTCACTAATCATTTTGTATTTCTTTGGAACAAGCTTTAATCCAAGGGAGTCCAACATTGCGCAAACATTTTCAATGTCCGTCAAGCCGTTGGATTTCTTATCATTTTTCATTCTGGAAAATGAGCTTGGATCGAGTCCTAATTGTTCTGCAATTTGTGAGTTATTGCTGCTTGCAAGAACTCTCAACACCCTTGTGATGCTATTTCTGGCGCTTGCAGGTAGATCGTTTAATACTTTGCTCATGGTGGTTCCTAAGCGCTTAAAGGTTGAAATTCTTTTAAAGATGGACACAACTCAGTTGCTTTAAATTTTCCATCGGTTGCTTTTTCTGCACGCATGGCTACAAGTTCAGACATATTTTTTGTGCCTCTAACCCATGCTGAAACTGCTGGTTGTTTTACTTGCAAAGCATTTGCAGTGCTTTCTTGACTACCAAAATGCTGAACAAGTAGCTGAAACTTATTATTAGTTTGCTTACTCATAGTTATATCTCCAAAGGATATAACCAATATTATAACTATAGTTATTTATAGTCAATAGTTATAGTTATTTGATTACCTATAACCTTGGTTATATATTGTTATAAAATAGAGGTGTGTTTTTATGTCGCTTAAAGATCGTTTAAAAGAATCAAGAAAGAAAGCTGGTAAAACACAAGCTGAAGTAGCTGAAGCTGTAAAAATCTCTCAGCCTGCTTACCAGGCACTTGAATCTGGCAGAAACCAAAAGTCAGCATTTCTACCAATGATTGCTCAATTTTTGGGAGTTGACCCTTTTTGGTTAACCACTGGGAATGAAAGTGATTCTTTTGAAGCAAAAGATGTACATAAGCCAACTGTTGTTGAACATGGATCAGATAATGAATTTATTTGGATTGATGTTGTAGAGGCTAATTTTTCTTGCGGTGCTGGTGAATCAATTGAGTTTCATTTTGATGTTATAAATGGGAAATTCCCTTTTTCTCCAGCATTTATGAAGGAGAAAGGAGTTACAGAAAAAACAATGAAGATCATTAAAGCTAAGGGCGACAGTATGGCTGACTTCATTAAAGATGGTGATTTAGTTGGAATTAATTTAGCGCAAACTGAGATCATTGATGGTGAGATTTATGCTTTCTATTTTGCTGGAGAAGGCATGATTAAACAGATATTTAAAGAAGCGGATGGTTCATTGATTCTTCATAGTTTAAACGAGAAGTATAGAGATAAAGTGGTAACTGAGGACAACGGTTCTAATTTTAAAATAATGGGTCGTCAATTTTGGCGAGCTGGATAATTTAAATTTCTTAAATAAAAGAGAATGTTATGATCGCAACACTTAATAAATACAAAACTGCGCTAACGATAAATCGTCAAGAATTCAAATTGGCCTTAGCTAAAATTGGCGCAGGAATTGATAAACAAATAGCCTCTCTCAAAAAAGCTAGACAAAGCTATGATGCTGCGGAAATAGCGCATGAAGTCATTACTGAAGCAAATATCTTTGAAGCAATAATTGAGGGGTTTAACGAAGCAGAAGAAACCAATCTAAAGCTGACTGATATAACAAATCTTGATGTAGCACAAGGATGGATAGATGAATTTTTAGAAAAGTATTCAGAAATACAATAACTTAATTGCATTAAAAAAACTGCGAACCCGACGCAGTCCTTTAGAAATGATCGGGATATTTTTAAGGGGTGAGTAATGGTACAGATGAGTTTATCAATGCCTTCTTCGGTTAAAACCGCTTTTGTTTCTAAGAATTCAAGCATGAAAAGAGATTCGTTAAATGCTGGAATTAACCCTCTATGGAGGGGGTATGTTGTTACATCGGATCATAAAGTTGTAAAAGCATACGTAAAACAAATCGGAAATATAAATGAATTATTTAAAGAAGTTTTATGCTCACTATTAGGCAGAGCAATAGGAATAGACACGCCTGAACCTTTTATAGTTAAAGTTGAAAGAAATCATCCTGATATTCCTAATAATGGTGAACAACTTTTTTTTGGCACAGAAGATTGTGAATCACCCTCTTTTTCTAGACTAATGGTAAACAATAAATTAAATGAAGAGCAACTCCTTAACTATGAAAAACTCCACGAAATTATCACCTTTGATGAATTAATTGCAAATACAGATAGGCATCCAGGGAATGTACTGTTTGATGGTATTGCTTATAATTTCATTGATCATGGGCGTACATTCCCACCTGATTTAGCATACAATAGCCCAATGACCCAGTGTGACTGGGGTGGTAATAAACTTGCTGAAATGATTGTGGACTACCAAGGACATAATGATGTTAAAACAAAGTTATTTATGAACAAAGTTAACAAGTTTATTAAAGCTAAACTATCTCCAGAGCAATTAAACTTACTCCCAGAGTCATGCAGAATTGAGCAAGATTCTTTAAATAATCATCATAAGAATATACAATCATTTCTAACGCAAAGGCTGCCGATACTTTTCCACTTAGTTGGTTTTAATGTAGTTGTTGCAGAGAATGGGCAATTAACATTGAGATAAAGGAGGCATTATTTATGTTGTCTAATTTAGAGTTCCCTCAAAGCCCTCCTGTTTTTGCAGAGTGGCAACCCATTTTCTTGGAACCAATAGTAAATTCTGGTGAAAGAATCACTATATTGATCATAATCAAAGAGACTAATGGTAAAATTCATATTCATAGAACTATTGAGGATATCGTTCTAAAATCATTGTATGCAAAAAAATATAATCAGATTAATGGATTAATTGAATATTTAGAAAATATAATTAGCAAAGCCCCAGACTGGGAGATACCTTTTGAAGGGATACACCCGGGAAATTGGTTTGGTGCAGCGGATTTCTCTTTGGAGGGGGTACTAAAGCAAGCGCTTTCACTAACTTCGAGTTTGAGTACATATGTAAATCATGTAGATGAAACATTAAAACCTTCAATCAAGAACAATTATCGCTGGTATGAAGATGTTCGTGATCTTGTAGTTAAATCTCAACCTAGTTTAGCCATTAATTTTGATCGTGAGGTCGCAATCGCTAAAAATGTTTCATATAGATACAGTTTCAATTACAAATCTTTTGTCGCTAACTTGCTTGATTTTAAAAGTATAAACAATCAAAAGTCTCAAACATCCATACTTCAAATGCAATTGTTATCAAATAATAGTCAGGTTAAAAATAAGGAGTTAATTTTACAGATGCCCACTAAATTTGATTTGGATATAATGTCACTGCAAAAAAAAGAAAACCTAGATGAAAAAATTATAATTTTTTCAGAACTACTAACTAGTCATAATGTGAGCTTAATTAAGGTTGAAACTGCTGAAGAGGCCTCGGATAAGTTATTAGCTATAGCTGTATAAAATTATCAAACCCAGCCTAACCCACCTTGTGTGGGTTTTCTTTTATTCTATTAAAGCATAAATATAACTAAAAGAATATTTTTTATAACTATAGTATTGACTATAATAATAACTAAAGTTATATTTACCTCATGCACAAACAAAAGCCCACTTAGACGGCAAATCAGAAGTGGGCTTGTACTCAGTACGAGGTAATTATGTCACACAAAAAACCACAACGTCTACTGACGATCGAACAGATTTCGAATCGTCGCTTATGGGATAAGGCTCAAAGCTTACTCCTTGGTTCAATCATCATCTTTTTGATTGGTGCGATGTTCTATATCGCTTTGGTAAGGGGGTGAGTATGGAAGCTTGTACTTTTGAGCGTTTCAGCAAAGACACCGAAAATCACGAAATCACAATCAATTTAGATCAAGGCTTATTTCGTGATTTAACAATTAAGCGCCCTAACACAAGTAGTTATTACTACAACATCACTACTCGCCCAGGATTATTAATGATTAGTGGTGATATGGGTTGTTATGTGTTTGAACGTCTTTCAGACATGTTTAAGTTTTTCCGTGGTGAATCTGATGAGATTAATCCGTGTTATTGGTCTGAAAAAATAGAGGCTGGCGAATTCAAAAGATACTCACCAGAAAAAGCACGCGAGGCCCTTAATCAAGAATTTGAAAACTGGAAAGAATGTACAGATTTTGATGAAGAACAAATAGCTGAAGAAAAAGAATATTTGGATCAAATCGATACTGACGAAGAGTTTGAATTTGTAGATGCAATTCGTAATTGGGTGCCAAATAAAGATGGCGTTCAGTTAGATGATTTTTGGGAATACAGCACAAATGATTACACCTTTCATTATATCTGGTGCTGTTACGCAATCGTGCATGCAATCAAATTGTATGACGCAGTCAAGGAGCCACAACAATGAATATGCTTTCTAATTACGCTCCTGAAGCGCCTACATTTCAAAATCTTGTAGTTGCTGATGAGTTTGTTATCCAAGACTCAAAAGTCTATTTCTCGCTGATTGTACCTAACTACAGCGCTTGTTATGTGTCTGCTGTTGTTGAAGCAAATCAAACCACAAGTTCACTTGCTTGGAACAATACAAGCGATCCGCAAAATGATGTTGATGTGGATTATGACTTGCTTGAAGTAGCGACTTGGCACCGCCCTGTTGTTGAAGATTATGACGATATTTTTGCTGCTCATGGGCTTCAATTTGCACTGACAAATAGTCAAGTTTATGCACTTAATGAAATGCTTAAAGCACATTTTGAACAAGAAAAAGTTAATGAATTAAAAGGGGTTGCAGCATAATGGAACTACAAGTATTAGAACAGAATGTGATTGTTTCAGCATTCAATGATGCAAATGGCATTCAAGCAATCGTTGATCAAATTAAAGCTCAAGTAAGCAGTATCGTTCCCGATGTTGCAACTGCAAAAGGTCGTAAGGAAATTGCCTCACTGGCTTATAAAGTTGCTCAGTCAAAAACTGCAATCGATGCTGAAGGCAAGAAACTCAAAGAGCAATACACGGTTGTTACCAACAAAATTGATGCTGATCGAAAATTTGCTCGTGATGAATTGGATGCTGAGCGTGACCGCATTCGCCAGCCATTAACAGACTGGGAAAATGCTGAAAAAGATCGTGTTGCAAAGCATGAACAAGCAATTATTGAAATAAAAAATCATGCACTTGATGTTCAGGATGTTGTTTCAAGTTTATTGAAAAACAGAATTGAGCATCTTGAAAACCTTGATGTTGACTACTCATTCGAAGAATACGAAGAGCAAGCCAAACTTGCAAAATTCGAAACACTCGAAAAGCTACGCACTGCCCTTGCTACTCGTGAAAAATACGAAGCTGAGCAGGCTGAATTGGAGCGCTTACGTCAAGCTGAAATCGAACGCTTACAGAAAGAACGTGACGAAAAAATTGCACGTGAAGCTGCAGACAAAGCACGTGTTGAAGCTGAAGCAAAAGCTCTTGCGGATCGTAAGAGAGCTGAGCAAGAAAAACTTGAAGCAGAACAACGTGAAGCGCGCTTAAAGCTCGAAAAAGAACAAGCCGAATTACGCGAACAGCAATTAAAGCAGCAAGCCATTGAGCGTGAAAAGCAAGCTGAAATTGATCGCCAAAAGGCTGTTGAAGCTGAGCGCTTACGCATCGAGCGAGAAGCTAAAGCAAAGGCAGATGCTGAACTTAAAGAGCAGCAAGCACGCGAAGCCAACAAAGCTCATAAAAAGAAAATCTGTAATGAAGCACTTCAAGGGCTTATGAATCTTGGTATTTCGGAAGAATTAGGCAAACAAATTTTACAGGCGATTCACAAAGGTGAAGTGCCACACGTATCAATCAAGTTTTGAGGATTAGAAGATGAATGCAGTTGCTCAAGTTGAAAATCAATTAGGTGTTTCGCTTAAAGATTACGATGTTGATCAAGCTATGTGGTCTGCCCTAACCTCATCAATCTTTCCGGGTGCGAAACCTGAATCAATCGTCATGGCAGTTGAATATGCGAAAGCGCGTAATCTCGACATTATGAAAAAGCCTTGTCACATCGTACCAATGAATGTGAAGGATTCTAAAACAGGAAACACTGAATGGCGTGACATTATCATGCCATCAATTGCAGAACACCGTATTACTGCTTCTCGATCAAACAGTTACGCAGGAATTGAAGCGCCAGTGTTTGGGCCAATGGTTGATATTAATTTCGGTGGGATTTCTCATACTGTTCCTGAGTTCTGTACTGTTACTGTTTATCGCATGATCCATGGCGAAAAGGTCGCATTCTCTCACACAGAATATTTTGAAGAAGCATGCGCGACAGTAAAAGGTGGTGGCCTGAATTCCATGTGGACAAAGCGCAAGCGCGGTCAATTGTCAAAATGCGCTGAAGCTGGTGCACTTCGTAAAGCTTTTCCTGAAGAAATTGGTGACGAGTACACCAAGGAAGAAATGGAAGGAAAAATCATAACTGTTGGCAATGATGTTGCTCAAGAAACCAAAGTGACTGATTCTCGCCCTTCTCTAACTGACGCACAAATTGAAAAAGCTATTACCAAAATCAAAGCTGGTCAAGGTGATCTTGAAGCGCTGAAAGCTCACTACAAAATCACAGACGAGCAAGAACACTATGTTCGCGCTCAAACTGAGGTGCTTGATCATGATTCAGTTTAGAGCTTCAAGTGTGGGTAAGCTTATGACTTACCCTGAAAAAGATACATTGGCTGATGGTGCTTTAACTCACATCTATGAGCTTGAAAAGCAAATCATGCTTGGATGGAAACCTAATCTCAATACCTTCGAAATTGAAAAAGGTCGAGTTGTAGAAGATCAAACAATTGCACTTTACAACCAAGTTTCTGGCAATTTTTATGTCAAAAATAAGGTTCGTAAAACTTCTGATTTGTTCACTGGTGAGTGTGATATTTGCGAAATTGAAGAAGATTTAATTTTGGATGTTAAGTCTTCTTACTCAAAAGACACCTTTCCTTTAACAATAAAAGAAGGTCAGAAAAAGCTGTATGAATGGCAATTAGATACATATATGCACCTTTGGGATATTGTCAATTCAGGATTGGTTTTTGGTTTAGTAGATACTCCAAGCCATTTAATCAAAAAGCATGAACCTGAAGACTGGCACATTGTTGGTCATATAGCCCCTCAACTTCGAATCACAACATTATTCCGCGAACGTGATGCGAAGCGTGAAAAGCAACTTCTTAATAAAACTCGTGTTGCTCAAGACATGCTTTGCGAGTTGTTGGATAAGCGCGGATTTAAGTGGGAGGTTGCAGCATGACCCTCCTAAAACTTTACTTTCACTTGATAAAAATGGCGTGGTGGTTGTGATGAAATCAGAAAGAGACAATGACCTGCTTCAAGCCATATTCAATGAGATGCAAGAATTAAAGCGATCTTTATCGATTAAGGATGAACGCAGAGTAAGCGTGAAGGAGTTTGCGCAACGAATGGGCTATTCAGAACCCACCCTTTGGGATCGAATAAATAATGGCGTCCTAACCCCTCCACAAAAGGATGGTGTGCTAAGTTTTTGGCTAAATAGTTATGTTAATGAAGCTGTAGCCACAAAATGTAAAAAATCTGCTAAAGTAGCCGCTTAG